TTATTCATACCGACGGAAGTGTATCAAACGTCTTTAACTGGCGAAGTGCCGAGCATTCAGTATTTAAGAAGATTCCTTCAGGTAAATCTATACTTGCGTATAATGGCGGACATGCCTTAAAACTGACAATTTACAAAGAACGGAGCGAGCCTGTATGGAGTTGATCTTGTTTGATGAAAACCTACAGGAAATCGCTCCTGTTTATATTAATGCCGATTTTGAAGTTGGGGACGCTGACACCTACAACAACTTCGAGATCAAAACCCCGGGGCTGAATGCATACGGCATTTATATCCCAGGTACTGAATTCGGCGGTGTATTTGAATATACAAAGCTTACATCAAATGTCATCACAAAGACCTTGCGAGGATGGTGCTGGAGAGGATTGTTAACACAGGCCATCATTATTCCAGATGCAGGGCAAGACTACAAGATAGTCTCAGGTGACGCGAATGCAATCATCAAAAATATCTGCAAGGACCTCTTCGGAGGCTTTTTTTCATTTCCGGATACAACATCCGGATGTACCATTTCAACCTACCAGTTTCCTTTATATGTAAACGTATTAACTGGATTGATGGACATGCTGAAAGCCTACAATTATCGGTTAAAGATAACAGCTGACAGGGATGCACCTGGTGGACATATCAAGGTATATCTTGAAGCGGTTCCCGCAGCCGATATTCAATCAGACTTCGACGAGGATTCAAGGCTTAACATGACCATTACCGCAAACGGCATGGGAATCAATCACATGGTCTGTATGGGACAGGGGGAATTGCAGAATCGTCAAAGAGTGGACCTGTATATGGATGCAGATGGCAAAGTATCGAGAACGAAATACTTTACTGGATTCCAGGAACGTATAGGATATTTTGATTTCACCTCTGCACAAAGTGAGCAGGATCTAATCGATAAAGGCACATCCAACCTTTTAGAAAAGTGTTCGACCAAGACAATGAAAGTGACTGCATCCGATATCGAAATGGAAGTCGGCGACTTTGTGACAGGCCGAAATATAGAAATGGGAATATCAATTCATTCGCCGATTTATAAGAAAAAATTAAAAATAACTAGAGCTGGTTCGAAAATCGAATACAGCGTGAAAGGAGAATAGAATGGCAACTGCCGATTATATGGTAGCCGATACCAGATATGTAACGGCTGCACAAGACCGTGACTTTTATGCCGGTATTATTGGAAAGAACAGAGTAGTACTTGATGTCGGCAATAAATTGGCATATACCATCGTGTCAAATACAGAAATTCAGATATCTGACGGCGTACTGGTATCAGGTGGCGGTCGCCTACAGATTGATGCAGGGGACTATGAAAGTTTTGCGATTCCAACAGGTACAAGTGGAGTAACTGCATACTTCATTATCGGTTATACAGTATACAGTGATGGTCGTGACTGCGAGACTTTTGTTCAAAGCGTAGCCTCTTCTTCAGCAACTATTGCAGAGGCTGATATGCGTGCAGGAGCAAGTTCATCTCAGATCAGTTTATACCGAGTAACCCAGAACGGAACCAGTATTTCAAGCGTGACAGCGTTATTCACTCAGCTTTCTAACCTTCAAACAGTTACCGCTAATATGTATCCTGTAGGAGCAGTATTCAAGACTTCACAGAATGTAAATCCGTCAACCTATTTAGGAGGCACGTGGTCCAGAGTTGCGACACAAGAGACTCTTAGTGTTAGCGGAAGCAAGGTTGTAACCGTTTCTAATGGTAAAGCACAAATGCATACGAAGTCACAAATTCAATCGCTATTCAATGAAAAGTATGGCTTTTCTCCGACATTATCAGCAGCAGTATCATCCGCACAAGTATCTGCAGATGGTGCATCAACTGGCGACACTTATTTAGATCTTGGCATCGTATACTCGAACGGTGATGTCAGCTCAAACGCTTCCTTAGTTGAAGCTGGTCGAGGTAATGATAGCGCCGATATATTCTATGCATTAGCTACGGTAAACGGAGGTCTCCGTGTTAATTACACATACATCACGCATAGGACAGTCTACGAATGGAGAAGAACCGCATAGAGAGGTGGATAATTATGGATATTCAAAATATACAATTTACATCAAACTATTGGGTGATTCTATTGCCTGTAATCGCTATGGTCGGTGATTTTGTCACGGGCTACCTGAATGCATGGATTCATCACGATATCCAATCTTCAAAAATGAGAATCGGCGCCGCACATAAAGGTGCTGAGCTTCTCGCGCTGGTACTCGTGTGGTGTGTGCAATTAGCAATTGTTCTTCCAGTTGACATTACTGCCGTGATGGCGTCATACCTTGTATTCATGGAATTTAACAGTATCATGGAGAACTTGGACAAAATGGGAGTGCCTGTCCCGTCTTTCTTCAAAAAAAGAGTTAACAACACTTTAAGTCAATTTGATGAAAGCGAGGATCTATAACATGGGATTTCAGGAATTTAGAACAGCTACATTAGGGCGGTATATTGATATCGATGGCTACTATGGAGGACAGTGTTGGGATGAATATGCTAAATACTGTCAGCATTTAAAGGTTCCGTTTGCTAATTGCACATCAACGGGATACGTCATGGATATCTGGAATAATAGACATTCCAATGGTATGACAAAGTACTTTGACGAAGTGAAGTTTGACCAGTGTCAGCCAGGGGACATTATCGTATTCCAGCCACGAGGTCAGACGCCTTTATCTCATATCGGTATTTGTGCATCGACTAACCACGCTGGACAAGTGTTAGTACTTGGCCAAAATCAAGGCAATGGTGGGGCAGTCTGCGAGGTATGGCTACCTCTGACGGACAGCTATCCGACGGTATTCCGCCCGAAAGCCAAAAAGGAAACGCAGTACGATGGGAATGTTGATCCTGTCAATAACATGGGCCTGAAGTATCAAGCGCACACTCAAGATATTGGGTGGCGCGAATGGGTACATGACGGCATGATCTCCGGCTCAGTCGGTAAGGCTAAACAGTTGGAAGCTTTAAGGATTGATGTCGGTAATCTGCCGTTAAAGCTGAAAGCTAAAGTTCACATTGCTAACATCGGATGGGTGACCATTGACGATATCAACAAGGATACAATCATTGGTACAGTCGGAAAGCGTCTACGTATTGAAGCAATCGAACTTGATGAAGTCGAGAACGCGACTGGTAAGAAGCTATACTATCAGGCACACATTGCCACGATCGGATGGACCGGCAAAGTTCCTGCAGGATATGCAACTGGTACCGTTGGGCTGAAAAAGGCGATTGAAGCTATTAAAATTTGGATGGAGTGATGTTATGCAATACTTGGAAAGAAAAATCAATGTGTTTGAACCGTGTTATGTAAAACCGATTCATGCGGTCCAGGGCTCAAATATGAACGAGATCCGTGTCACAATTGCGGACTGGGATATTCCAATCGAGGCCACAGTTAAGTGGCAGGTGGCTACTTCTACCAAAGGTGAGCTTAATAACGCTACATTTGATAACAATACGATAATCATTCAACCGTATACCACAACTTTCTCCGAAGTTGGACATGGATATCTACAGGTCCGAGTTGAAAAAGATGACAAAGTATTAGTATCCTTTGCCATCGATGTATTTATTCAGCCTGACAGAGTTACTACTCCAACAGAAGGAAGCAATTCTGACGTAATCAAGGTATTGGTTGATCAATACGTAGAAGAGGCGACAGGTACTTTATTTGAGGATTTAGAGGCTCAGGCACAATCTGAATTAGCTTCTATTAGAGTCACAGGTGAAGAAGTGATAGCGTCTATTCCTTCGGACTATTCAGAGTTAGAGGCAAGGGTTGATGACGTAGAAAGCGACGTCGGCAATTTGGACAATCTTGAAACGACGAAAAAAGACAATCTCGTCAATGCCATAAATGAAGCAATGACATTAGGCTCAAACTTTGCCTATCAGCCAAGTGTTATTTATTTATACGGAAGCGAAGAAGAGATTCAGACAAATTGGCAAAATCGTGACAAATCAAAAATGAATTTCAGATATGTTTTCCACAATTTAAATGAAAACAAACAGAAAGTCGGATGGTGCAAATTATCGTTACAGGGAAATGCAACATTGGGTTATCCGAAGCACAATTTCAATATTCAGTTCTATAAGGATGCTGGATTTAAGAAAAAGGATAAAGTTGACCCGTTAGACTTGTCTGGTGACAAGCATCCAAAGTGGACGATAAAAAGCAATTACAATGATTATTCACAAGGGAGAAATGTGATAAGCGCACGTCTTTGGGGCGATGTAGTGCATAGTCGTGCGAACATGACAGACGCTCTTTCAGAAGCTCCGAATCATGGTGCGATTGACGGTCATCCAGTAGTGCTGTATATGAATGATTCATATTACGGTTTATATATGTTCAATATGAGCAAATCAGACTGGATGTTAGGAATTGATGAAGACAATCCTATGCACTGCGCTATTTCGGCTTATTTAGCAACTGACGCAACGAAGTGGCTCGCTACTGGTTTAGGTGGTTGGGAATTAGAGATTCCAGACACATGGCAAAGTCCTGAAGTTGATGGAGTTGTTACATCTGTTCAAAGCGGATTTACGGCATTGCAGAGTTTTGTTATCAATTCAACAGATGCAGACTTTTACGCAAATTTAGGCAATTATTTAGACGTTCAATCGGCAATTGACTATCTAATATTCTCGTTCTGTGTTTGCAATGCAGATTCAATGAACAAGAATCAGTTCCTTGTCACTTGGAATGCTGGTAAGACATGGTCGTTCACTGCGTATGATATGGATCAAACTTTTGGAGCTGGATTTGGCGGAGAGATTCCATACAACCACGACCTCTTTTCAACGCACCAAAACCATTTATTTGAACGCTTGATTGCGAATTTCGCAGAGGAAATATTGGCAAGATATGCAGTATTAAGAGCAAGCGTATTCAGCTATAACTATGTAGCTAGAGAATTAGATATATTCTTTGCAGAAATTCCGAAAGGCTATCGAGAGAAAGATGCCGGCAAATGGAACGGCATTATGTTCAAATCTATCAGTGATTTAGATACCATGAAGTTTTTTGCTCAAAACAGGTTGTCTTGGTGTGATTCTTACTTTGCTAAGATTGACCCTAGCTACGTTGAATGTACAGGAGTCAGCATTGACCAAAGCACTTTATCTTTCAATTTATTAGGCACAGCTCAACTAACTGCTACTAAAACACCATCTAATGCAAGTGAACCAATCGTGTGGTCATCATCTAATCGTGATGTCGCAACTGTATCTGATACGGGATTAGTAACTGCTTTAACGAATGGAACAGCAACGATTACGGCAACCTGTGGAGAGCATTCGGCAACTTGTACAGTAACTGTATCTTTGATTGAAAGGGGCGAGGTCGATTACTCAGCGGATGGTTTAAACGGTGTGACTTGGAATGCTGGCTATGTTTACGATAAAGACAGTGGCGAACTTGTAGCTACCTCAGGTGAGTATTGCACTAATAAATTCCACTTGCAGGATTGCTTGTATCAAATGACGGGTGGTTCCTGGTCACAACTTTATATGTGGGATGCTGATGGCAATTATATAGGCACAACGTCACAAAACAAACCTCTAGTATTCTCGGCAAGGTCAGACTATCTTTATGCAGTAAAATCTTATGGTGGTCAAGGCAGTTTGGCTTTAACACCAATTAATAATTCAGCAACGATTGGAGACACTAAAATAATCTCTATTTCATCTATGACAGGTCACACGAGCTGGTATTATTACAATAACGCTATAAACAGTGAGTTTACAGGCTTAATTTCTTCAAGCTCAAGTACGTTGGATATATCTGCTGTAGATTGGATATATTCGGACTCATGCGTTGTTTTGAGAGTCGCTTCTAACGCTGGGGTTCCACTTACAGTCGAAACAGAAGCCTTGACCATCTCAATCCTCGGAAGCGGTGAAAACGTAGAGGCATGGCTATATTCGAAAAAATATACGACATTAGCAGAAATGAATGCATATTTGGCAGAGCATCCTATAATGCTGGCTTTCAACCTTTAAGGGAGTAATATCATTCAATAGTCCATCAGGCAGAAGTACGCACTGCCTTGGATAGATTTAATCCCAGATAGCTTTACTAACATATTTTGCCTGTATCTCTAAAATTGAATAGTTATCTGGACGGGGGCCTTCGGGCCTCCTGATTTTTTTATGCCAAAAACGACTTATTTTGTTTCCTATTTATAAATAGAGGAGCAAAACAACTATGTCAAAAGCGGGGCATAAATGGGGCATAAAAAATAAAAAAGTCCTTTATATAAAGGACTTTTTAGCTAACAGTGCCTCTACGCGGAATAGGTAAGTATGATATATTATGTGGGAAAAAGTGGGAAATAGCTTTATTTAAAGGCATCTAGTGGTCTTAAAAGCTACCTTCTCAAGCCGAAAAGGGGCACGAATGGGGCATATTTATCCAGTAATCGCTTTGATAACTTCGTCTTGTGCATCCGGCATAAGGTGAGTATATCGGTCAATGGTCATCTGGATGGATGCATGGCCTAATCGTCTGCTGACTGTATACATGTTTACACCTTTGCTGATCAAGTAACTGGCATGGCTGTGTCTAAAGTCGTGCATTCTGATGTATGGCAGATTTGCCTCTTTGATCGCATCATTCTTTATCCTGTCAATAGTCGTTCTTCCCATCGGTTTAGGGCCGCCAAAGATAAACCAGTCTAAAGAAAAGTATTCATCATCCTGAGCGCTCTTTTTAAGCGAATTTAGAGCGTTTATACAATTGCCATCTATTTGTATGGTTCGAATGGATTTCTTTGTTTTCAGCGTACTCCACCGTCCATCCTGCCACTGTCTGTAGATTCGCAATCGTTTTCCATCGAAGTCTTTCCATGTCAGACTAAGCGCTTCATTTTTTCGCAAGCCCGTCCAGAAGAGAATTAAGTAAAACACTTTATAAACCTCCTTATCATCCGGAACAAACTCCATAAATTGGCTGAACTGGTCAGCGGTCCAGATGGTCATTTCTGTCAGTTGTTCTTCATCCTTTGGCAGTATTCTGTCAATACGGTCCATTGGATTGGATTCCAGTCCGTACTTCCGCATTGCGTATTTAAATGTCGTGTTCAGTAAATCCTTAGCCTTCTTCACATAACCGGTAGAATATTGATCAATGTATTTATCCAGTATCTGCTCGATCATTAATGGAGTTACCTCTCCGATCGGAACAGTGTGCAAAGGTTCAAACCACTCATTCAGGAAGCGCTCCTGTTCTCGTTTGGTTCTCTGTGTAATTGCATTGCGTTTTTCTTTGTCATCAATGCATGCCTGGCATATTTCTTTAAATGCCCCGTTTGATGGATGCTCTTTCTTTGTTCGAAATAATAGTTCAGCTTCATGACATTCCTCTTTAGTATCGTACCATTTGGATGCATATCTTCGAGATTTACCAAGTGCATCCGTATATCTGCAGTAGAATCTATATTTATATACTTTCTTCTTACGACCTGAAATCGTAGAATCTACAATAAATTGTTTTCTTTCCATGTAAAAGTCTCCTTTCTGTGTTAAAATTAAGCATAGTAAAAAGCGTAGTGGCTATTTACTGTTTGACAGCGTGCTTTGGCGAGGGCGCTGTCTTTTTTTTTATTTATTTGTTCATGGCAGAATCAGCAAGTTCTAATTCTTTTTCATTTGGTTCACGGCCTGTCTTCTTAATCATCCGGATATACCTGGAACTCATCTTTTCAGCCGTAGATCCGGCACGGATTGCGGCAGCACATACTTCAACAGCTTCTTCATAACGTTTCTGTTTTTCGTAAAGCATGGCTAGTCGTTTATATGCTGGGCAGTTCCGAAGAGGCTCATCTCCGTATTTTTTACTAATATGGTTTATATGAAAGTATAGTCCGGTTGATTTTAGGCAGAGCTTTTCGAAAGCTTCAGCTCTTGGACCTTCAAAGTCTTTTAATGTGGTCATTAATGACCAGGTATCCTCAATCTTTGATAGATTGTCGTAGTATTCATCGGAATAAGGGCGCAATTCTTTTTCCTTCTTTTCCCACTTTTCGTAGTCAAAAGAATTATAGTCATCATAATCATCGTCACTTTCATCGATAAACCTAGCTGGTAGTGGTGGCTGATTTGAATTGTGGAACTGCAGGACCACTAAATAGTACGGTCCATAATAGGTAACCTGTGATATTACATACTGTTTAGTTTTTAATAACTGGTTTACCATTATTGAATCTTCGTTAGCAACATAGCCAATTAACTGGCCGTCTCCAAGAGCTTGAACAGCTCCGGCAAATTTACCACTATCTACTATCTCCAGTGACATTGATCTACGTCCGGATTGAACCCATGCATCATGTTCGGCTTCGTGGTGACGCATTCCTACAACTTTACACTCATATTCATATGGCAAGCCTTCAACTGATTGAGAAGGCTTTTTAAACCTGTCAAATAATCCCATATTTATCCTCCTTCTTTCATTTATGATTTACAAATCGGATTAATCTGCATTCTCATCGCTTTTCTTAATCATGAATTCGTGAATTCTAATAAATTCGTCTAACTGGTCCTTATTCATTGCTTGGATAATTTCGAGAGCTTTATACTCAGATTCTGTTAATTTCATTTCGTCAACCTCCTTGAAATATTCAGATTCTCTTGTACTGTTCCTAATCAAAGTTTTCCCATATAAATAATCCATGTCGACATTAAAGAAGTCCGCAATTGCTTGTTTTACATCATCCTTAGGAACTCTTAGCCCCGATTCATAATTACCTATCGAGGCACGTGTCACATGAAGAGCGTCAGCTAATTGCTGTTGAGACATATGTCGCTCTTCTCTGAGGTCCCTAATAACATCTCCTATTTTTCTCATGTTAACCTCCATTATTTGTGTCAATTTGTATATATCCTTTATCTAATTTAATAATATCACAAAATGTGACAAATCCATCACAAAATGTGACATTTTATATTGACACAAAACGTGACAATCGATATAATAATAATGTGGACACGATATGTGTCAAGAAAGGAGGGAATTGATGCCTGACAATAAGACAATTGGCAAACGGATCGCCACATTAAGGGAACGAAAGAAGCTAACTCAAACCCAACTGGCTGAATTATTGGAAGTTGGACCGTCTACTGTTCGAATGTGGGAATCTGGTGAACGCATTCCAAGGGATGAAATGAAAGTTAAACTATCTAAGCTCCTTGGTCGTTCGGTAAAGTTTATTTTTTTTGATGATTAAAGACACGAAACGTGTCGTATGTCCATACTCTGCAACCTGTGCAGTTACACATTAAATATCTAGACTTTGCATTTAACCGGTTATGTTGTGAATTTCATAAAAAATCAGAACCTCCTTTCTCATTAAGTTACAAGTGGACTGTACAGATTGGAGGGTATGGACAAGGAAAGGAGAAGAAAATGTACAAGTGGGAAGAAAGAATACACAAGATTCTAGATTCTGAAAAGGAAAGAGTCGAGCAAAAGCTTTATGAAGCTTACGGTAACCATCGAGATACCGGATATAGCAGATACATGAAGCAAATCGACAAACTTGAAAAAGAGCTGCGCGCAATCAACACATATATAGACGGCCCAGCGGTTACCGTACCACTCGAATTAGAAGCAAAGCGATACGAAGATGCTATTAGAGAGTACAGAAAAGACATGCTCGAATATCGTGGCGAGCTACCGGAGCTGTATATGCATAATGCAAGAGACATGATTGACCACGCAATTACAAAGCTGGACATCATCTTAGGGGACAAAGGACTATGAAGAAACTAAGCAAAAAAGCGTGGAAAGAGTACTTCGAGGACCGGTCAAACTGGAAGGTATGCACAAGGTTATCCGATTATGGCATGCAGATTACTCGATTAGTCGGTACGGAAGTATTTGCACTGGAACGATGGTTCGGCACGAGAGCGTATCAGGCCTATCCAATAGATGGACACTGGACACAGGTGGATTACTTCACGCTCAGAGAGGACGATGAAATGAAAATCGAACAAAACAGCATCACCAAGACGTCAGCGCTTGAACGCTTGTACCGAGGCCAATGCGTACTTACGGAGGAAGAATGTCAAGGGGACGGCATTCCATGGTGAAAGCTCTTATCTACATCGGAATCATCGTAGTATTCGGAGTACTGACTGCCGGTATCGCTGAGTACATCCTCGAACGTGAGGAAGAACGAGAGCGGGCATGGAACAAGCTCCACGAACGTGAGCGATTGATTGAAGAAGTGATCAAGGAAATAGAAAGGAGAAATGACAATGAGCACTGAAATGTTTGAAGTGGTCAATCGTAACCATGACAGAAAGGTATCCAGAGCTAAGAAAAAAGAAAAGGTAACACTGGAAGATGTAGCGTTCCTGTCAGTCGTACCGATCGCATGCATGTTAATGGCTCTGGTTGAAAATCTATTATGACAGAAAAGGAAGGTTACGACATTCTGTCAAAGCCGTATATTACGACCAAGGACGTGGCGAAGGTTCTGGGCATTTCATCGAATCAAGCCAGCAAAGTGATGACAAAGAAAGAAGTCCGGAAGATATGCAAAGGAAGCTACATTACTGCAGATTTTGTTAAAAAATTCGGACTTATCGACTATTTAAAAAGAGTATCTAGGTATGCCGACCAGTAGATACTCAATGAAAAACAGATGGCTTGAGGAATAAGCCAATTAAATTTTAACACAAATAAAAAGGAGAAATAAATGATAAATCCATATGAAAAGAAACTATACCAGTTAACTGGTGAGCAGATCATCGATAAATTTATCGATGCAAGTGAAAGAGCTTATTATTCCGTTTTTAACAGGGATACCTCCGAAGGCACTAGACTCAATTGTATTCTGCTTCACACAAAAACATTACATGAATTTTTGAAGCGTATCGAAGATTTTGAGATTGAGGAAAAAGGTGATACCAAAGCAAAAGCCAAAAAGAAGGAAAAAGAAATCATTTCATTAACATTTAATCTAGGTATGGACTTCGATAAAAGACCTTCTGTTTATGTTAGCAATCATTGCAAGCTGTCAGAAACTGGCATCAAGCTGCTGTGTGATTACTCCAACACAGACGGAGAAAAAGCAATTAAACGCATTAAGGAAATTCTAGATGATGCGAATTATCAAATCGCAAAGGTACTGGCAAAGACAGAAGAAGGGTGGTCTGTGGAGATTCACGTTCCGGATCATGCACCGGAAGCATCGTATGATTTAAAGAAAAAGTTAGAAAAAGAGGTATCTGAGGATGAGCGTTAAAATCAATACTTTCGAGCTGGAAAATGTAAAGCGCATCAAAGCGGTTGCTGTGGAACCAACTGCAGACGGATTGACCGTTATCGGTGGACGTAATAACCAGGGCAAAACTTCCGTTCTGGATGCCATTGCCTGGGCATTAGGCGGTGCAAAGTATAAGCCATCGGAACCGCATCGTGAAGGTTCCATGTTACCGCCATCATTAAAGGTAACATTAAGCAATGGCCTAATTGTTGAAAGAAAAGGTAAGAATTCGGAATTAAGAGTGATTGATCCAAACGGCAACAAAGCCGGCCAGAAACTGTTAGACAGCTTTATTGAACAGCTTGCTTTAGATATTCCTAAGTTCATGGAATCCACATCCAAGGAAAAGGCGAATATCCTTCTGCAGATTCTCGGTATTGGTGAAAAGCTAATCGAAATCGAAATGAAGGAAAAGGCTGTATATGATGAGCGCACTGCCATCGGACGAATCGCTCTGCAGAAGCAGAAATATGCAGATGAATTAGATGAGTATCCGGAAGTCGGTACCGAACTGGTATCGGCTGCAGAGCTTATCCATCAGCAGCAGGCTATCATGGCTCAGAACGCAGAAAACATGCGTAAACGTCAAAATGCTGATTACTTGAAGGCATCCTATAACCAACAGCGTGCAAAAGTTGAAGCATTGCAGAATCAGCTGAATGAAGCACGTGAACAGCTGGATAAATTGACAGATGACTTGGAAATTGCACAAAAATCAATCCTTGATTTAGTAGACCAGTCTACAGAAGAACTTGAGGAAAATATCCGCAATGTGGATGCGATCAATGTAAAGGTTCGTTCCAACATTGATAAAAAGCGTGCTATCGATGAGGCTGCTTTAGAACAGCAGAATTATGAAGCAAAGACAGAAGAGCTTAACGCCATCCGTAAATCTAAGATGGACCTTCTTGCCAGTGTCAAGCTGCCGTTAGATGGCTTAGCTGTTGTAAACAGAGAAATCATTTATAAAGGGCAGCAGTGGGATAACATGTCCGGATCTGACCAGTTAAAGGTGGCTACTGCCATTGTCAGAAAGCTAAATCCTAACTGTGGTTTCGTTCTCCTGGACAAGCTTGAACAGATGGACATCGAGACTATGAACGAGTTTGGCAAATGGTTGGAAGCGGAGGGACTGCAGGCAATTGCTACACGTGTATCCACAGGGGATGAATGCACTGTGATCATCGAGGATGGCTATGTTAAAGGCAAGGAAAATGCAGTGGCAGAAGCTCCGAAATGGAAAGCAGGTCAATTCTAATGCCAATCGATATTATCAGAGGAAAGATTCCGCACGCTCAGAAGGTAGTCGTATACGGTCCGGAAGGTGTAGGAAAGTCAACATTCGCAAGCCACTTTCCTGACCCTTTATTCCTCGATACAGAGGGAAGTACACGAAAGCTAGATGTTGCCAGGGCTGTTCCGACATCATGGACGGCTCTGCTGCAGATGGTCCGTACTGTACAGATGGAGAAGCCGTGTAAAACGTTAGTAATCGATACGGCAGACTGGGCGGAACGCCTATGTATTCAGCATGTATGTGCTGTTAGAAACTTCCAGAGTATTGAAGACCCGGGATATGGAAAAGGATATACATATCTATACGAAGAGTTTGGCAAGCTTCTGAACATGCTCGAAGAAGTAGTCAGAAGCGGAATCAATGTAGTAATGACAGCCCATTCTCAAATTACTAAATTTGAGCAGCCGGATGAGCTGGGTGCCTATGACAGATGGGAGCTGAAGCTTCAGAAAAAAGTAGCTCCTATGGTCAAGGAATGGGCTGATATGGTCCTTTTTGCAAACTATAAAACTGTAGTAGTAACTGTGGATAAACAGGGCAAGAAAGCCAAAGCCCAGGGCGGTCAGCAAAGAGTTATGTATACATGCCATACGGCCGCATGGGATGCCAAAAACAGAGACGGACTTCCGGATATGCTGCCATTTGAATTCAGTCAGATTGCGCATATCTTTGACGATGCTCCGACTCAACCGAAACCACAGCCTAAACCGAAAGAAGAACCTAAGCCGATTGACTTAGCGGATGGAGTAGGTCAGCCTCAAATTTACGAACCACCGAAACAGGAAGATACTAAGGCTAATGATGAATACAGCAAGCCAGAATACTCCGGACTTCCATCGGCACTGCTCGATCTGATGAAGATGAACAAAGTCAAGGAAGGCGAGATTAGGAAAGCTGTAAGCAAAAGAGGATATTTCCCTGAGAATATGCCTGTAAATCAATATCCGGAAGACTTTATCAACGGTGTATTAATCGGTGCATGGGACCAGTTACTAGAGATGATCAGAGATTTAACACTGCCATTTTAAGGAGGAACAGATAAATGGACTACAACAACAATTACAACAATCAGTATGGTTATCAAAATCAGCAGAATCCAAATAATAATTTCGCATCGTATGGATGGGACGATGAAGTAGAAGAAGCGGATGAGTATCCTCTCATTGCTCCGGGAGTATACCAGTTTGAAGTTGCCTCATTCGAAAGAGGACAATTCAACGGCTCTGAAAAAGTCGGACCATGCAATACAGTAAAGGTCCAGTTCAATGTGAACGTTAACGGCAATACAGTACCGTATACTCATAACTTCTTTCTGAACAGTATGAACAATAACCGCCGTATGATCACAGGCTTTTTCGAATCAATTGGAGAACAGCCAATTATGAAGCCAAACGGTAAGAAGTCGGTACGTATGAACTGGCTGAGTACTCCGGGAAGAACCGGATACTTTGAATTGACACAGAATCCGGATAAGAAGAATCCGAACACGATTTATAACAATATCAAACGTTTCCTCTCACCAAGTGAGATGCAGAATATGCAGATGCAGCAGCCTCAGCCTCAAGCAACACAGTGGTCAACAGGTAAATTCTAATGGAGCTTAGACCTTATCAAAACGAGGCGGTCAGTGCAATATTAAACGAATGGCAGAACGAGGGTCGAAAACGGACCCTTCTGGTTCTGCCGACAGGATGCGGAAAAACGATAGTCTTTACAAAAGTAATCGAAAACTGTGTTACCAGGGGCGAAAGAGTATTGATTCTTGCCCACAGAGGTGAACTTCTGGAACAGGCTGCAGACAAATTAGAAAAGGTAACAGGTCTTAAATGTGCTGTTGAAAAGGCAGAACAAAGCTGTTTGGGGTCGTGGTTTAGAGTTGTTGTCGGAAGTATTCAATCATTACAAATTCCTAAACGGCTTGAACAATTCGCTCCGGACTACTTTGACATTATTGTGGTGGATGAAGCGCATCATGTCCTATCAGATAGCTATCAGCGTGTCATGGAGCATTTTTCGAACTCTAATGTATTGGGAGTAACTGCTACAGCTGACCGCAGTGATATGCGGAATCTGGGCTCTTTCTTTGAGTCACTGGCATATGAGTACACACTGCCGAAAGCCATCAAGGAAGGCTACCTTTCACCAATTAAAGCGTTGACCATACCCTTAAAGATTGACTTATCCAGTGTCAGCGTACAGGCAGGCGACTTTAAGGCAAGCGATATCGGCAATGCGTTAGATCCATACCTGGAACAGATTGCCGATGAAATGCTGAAGTACTGTTCTGAACGCAAGACGGTGGTATTCCTTCCACTGGTAGCCACAAGTCAGAAGTTTAAGGAAATACTTAACCGCAAGGGATTTCGAGCTGCCGAAGTCAACGGCAACAGCGATGACCGTAAAGAAGTCTTACAAGACTTTGAAAATGGTAAGTATAACGTAATCTGTAACTCCATGCTTTTGACGGAAGGATGGGATTGTCCATCAGTAGACTGTGTAATCGTGCTCAGACCGACAAAAGTCAGAAGCTTATACACCCAGTGTGTAGGTCGTGGAACTCGCTTATATCCGGGCAAAAAGGACCTTCTATTGCTGGACTTCCTTTGGCATACGGAACGGCATGAACTATGCCATCCTGCAGCACTTATCTGCACCAACGAAGAAGTAGCTAAGAAAATGACCGCCAATATGGAAGAAGAGGCAGGCACCTTATTTGATATCGAGGAAGCTGAGGAACAGGCATCCAGTGATGTGCAGCGAGAACGTGAAGAGGCTCTTGCTGAGAAGCTGAAAGCCATGCGTATACGTAAAAGAAAACTGGTGGATCCACTGCAGTTTGAAATGTCTATTCAAAGCGAGGACTTGTCCAGCTACGTTCCTACGTTTGGATGGGAGATGGCACCACCATCACCAAAGCAGTTAGCAACCTTAGAAAAGTTTGGAATCTTTACCGATGAAATTGAGAATGCCGGAAAGGCAAGTCTATTGATGGATAGATTGATCAAGCGAAAGGAAGAGGGGCTATCTACACCGAAGCAGATACGATTCCTCGAAAGTCGTGGATTCCATCATGTAGGAACATGGCCGTTTGATGAGGCTTCAAAGATGATATCAAGGATATCAATGAATAACTGGCGTATTCCTTCCGGAGTAGATCCAAGGATTTATAAACCAGCAGGAGTAGTTGTGTATGACTGATTTGAAAGAGCTGCTTAAATATATCGACCCTTCGACATGTAATTACCAAGAATGGGTAAATGTAGGGATGGCGCTTAAACAGGAAGGATATTATGCCAGTGACTGGGAGGAATGGTCTTCAAGAGATACCACGCCTAACAGATACCACTATGGTGAATGCTATCGGAAGTGGGAGAGCTTTGAAGGCTCTTCTACTCCGGTAACAGGTGGAACCATTGTACAGATGGCCAAAGACAGGGGATATGTACCACCTCGAAAAACCGGCGAAATCGTTAACTATGACTTTGATGATGAAATCGAAGTAGACGGCGCATTGATAGATACTGCCTTTGTTGAGGAAAAGCCGATAATAGAACCCTTTAACTGGAATCCGGTAGGTGAATTAATCAAATATTTAAGCACTCTTTTTGACCAGGACGATATCGTGGGCTATGTAGTTGCCAGTGAATTAAACGGTGATAAATACGTTCCTGCTGACAGAGGACACTGGAAGAAAGCCGGTGAACTTATTAGAGGCTTGGAAACCTGTAACGGTGATATCGGTGCAGTATTCGGCGACTACAATCCACAGGCAGGGGCATGGATACGGTTCAATCCACTGGATGGCCAAGGCGTTCGAAATTCGAATGTTGCTGCATATAAATATGCGCTTGTAGAGTCGGATTCCATGGATATTGATAAACAGAATGCGCTGATCAGAGAGCTGCAGTTACCTGTAGCAACATTAACGCACTCTGGGAAGAAGTCCATCCATGCCGTTGTCCGGATCGATGCAGACAATTACAACGAATACAAAAAACGTGTAAATCAGCTGTATTCCGTGTGTGAGAACAACGGTCTGCAGATTGATACGCAGAACAAGAATCCATCACGATTAAGCCGTATGCCCGGCTTTATAAGAGGCAATCAGAAACAGTTTCTAATCGACACTAATATCGGTCAGCCATCTTGGAATGCATGGATTGACTGGATGGAGGAACAGACAGATGACCTTCCTGATTTCGAAAACATGGCGGATGTATGGAACGACCTTCCACCTCTGGCACCGCCATTGATTGACGGGATATTAAGGCAAGGACATAAGATGCTTATCTCCGGACCATCGAAAGCAGGTAAGAGCTTTGCACTGATTGAACTGGCTATTTCCATCGCAGAAGGTATGCCATGGTTTGGCTGCCAGTGCACACAGGGAAAGGTTCTATACGTCAATTTAGAAGTAGACCGGAACTCCTGTCTGCACCGGTTCAAGGATGTATATGAGGCTATGCAGTTGACTCCAGTTAACATCAGTAACATTGATGTATGGAGCTTAAGAGGTATGGCTGTACCAATGAATAAGCTTGTTCCGATGCTCGTACGCAGAGCAAGAAAGAAAGGATTCATATGCATCATCATTGATCCGATCTATAAGGTAATCACAGGTGACGAAAACTCAGCCGAGCAGATGGCCAAATTTTGTAACGAATTCGACAAGATTTGTAACCAACTGGGTGTGTCGGTAGTGTACTGTCACCATCATTCGAAGGGTGTCCAGAGCAATAAAAAGGCATCAGACAGAGCCTCCGGAAGTGGTGTATTTGCACGTGATCCGGATGCAAGTATTGACTTCCTGGAACTTAAAGTTCCGGAAGAAGAACACGCAGAATTCCCATCTATGACCGCATGGAAAATGGAATGTACACTTAGAGAATTCGCAAAGCCACTGCCTAAATATCTATGGTTCGAATGGCCTATTCATAAGCTTGATGAGTCCAAATCATTACAGAACATGAAGGCTGCAGATGACAAGGAATCTAAGAAAAAAGACGGTATGGATAAGAAGACTAAAGAGGCGATCGAGGAACTTGAGAACTTCATGATGGGGCGTGAACCGATGGGAATCTATGCAATCGGTAAGGAATTTGGACATCGAGGCTCTATAAAAAAATGGTGTGAAATGTCCAAATATTTAAGAGTAAATAGTGAAGGTAAATGGTATTACTTCGATAATAAATAATATTGAACAAACTAAAACAAATAGACAAAAAGTTAGACAATTTGACTACGCAAAAAGTTAATTTGTCTAGACAATTTGCATAGACAAAAAGTGGTACTTTTTGCGTAGTTGCGTAGACAAATAGAAACTACTACTACGTAGTAGTTTTTGCGGTGTGGTTGGTATGTAGTACACAAAAAGTCTCAAGAGACTGACTTTTGTGTGTACCTACAACCAGATACCGCTCAAACTTGAAAAAAAAATTAAAAGGAAATTGAAATGAAATTTTTTATAGCGATGAAAAAGCCGCCGACAATCACACATCAGGAGAAGAAGGCAACGGTGGTAAATGGTCGGCCGAAGTTCTATGAACCTCCGGAGCTGAAGCAAGCCCGGGCAACACTCATGGCCTACCTCGCAAGGTATAAACCGGATGAACCATTAAGTGGTCCGGTTGCCTTGACAACGAACTGGATCTATCCAGAGTCGAAGTCGCATCCAGCAGGTACCTGGAAAATCACAAAGCCTGATACAGATAACATGGTCAAGCTGCTTAAGGACTGCATGACGGCGGTAGGCTTCTGGAAAGATGATGCACAGGTAGCCTGGGAAATTATCGTAAAAATGTATGGTAAGCAAACCGAAACAGGAATCATGATTCAAGTGACAAGTTTAAAAGAATCTTAGTTACAGGAAAGTTACAAAATTATGAAATATACAGGAATACAGAGAGAGACAGGTGTACGTGTGTATGGTGACAGAATGGAACCGATTGATATGTTCCGTTCGTTCCTTGTGGAAGAAACATCATACGGATACACAAAGCATGTTGTCGATAAGAATACGATTGAGGAAGTCGAGGATAATGAACGATGGAATCAGAATGGAAATTTAGATTCGTAAAAATTGACGATGAATCAGAAGGCGAGCGAATGAACCACCTAGGCAAGCGAAAGAAAGATTATTTAGGACAGGTATGCAGACAAGTTGGTATTTTCCCACCGTATACGATGCAGTTCACTGATGGAGCTATGTGGGCTTTAGATACCAATCAGATTCAGCCGATCGGTAGCGCCATACTGGTCAACCAGAGATATAACGTACCTGTGATTTGCGTTGAGACCGGGCAGGAATTTATGAATACACGTCACGCTGGTGAATGGGCAGGTACGGTGAAGTCAAATATCACGAATGCAGTCCGAAAAGGAATCAAAGCCGGTGGATATCACTGGATCAAAAAGGAGGTAGACAATGAAACTTAAAGACTTGATTAAGGACTATGGAGACTACGATGTCGTAGTTTCTAGAAGAATAGCAACAAATGAAATTGTGATTAACGGAAGAGAGTCTAAACAAAAATCAGTATGGGATTTGAAAGATGGTGATCCATATTATTTGCTTAATTCATTTGGAGGTATCGATAGAATCTCAAAGTGGAAAGAAAATAACGGTTTTGATTTAACGCCAAGAGAGCTTGGAAATATATTCTTGACTCGTGAAGATGCCGAAAAAGACTTTGAAAGAAGAATTGTAGAGAATTTATTACTCAAATACGGCGGTAGAAGATGGTTAAGTGATAGTAAAAAGAATTGGTTAATTTCATACGACCGTGAGCTTGATGAATGGAGATTCCTCTATTCAACAAGAGACCAAAGGCAAGGGGCTATCTATTTTGACACAAAGGAAGAAGCAGAAAAAGCTGTTCAAAAAATTGGAGAAAAACGTCTTAAATGGGCACTATTCAAGGTGAAATAGATGGCGACTATAGCAAAAGAATTTAAGCCAGGAGAGCTGTTCATATACGTGAATGGTGATCGTTACGAAATTGGTAAAGTGAAGAAAGAGAACTATACAGGTGATGGATATTTCTGTTGGTACAACACCGGAGAAACGGCAGCCAATACACCTGTGGACTGCATGCATAAGATTACGAATCTATATGCACTGAATAACCTTGGTGGGAGTGAAGGAAAGGCACTCCGGTTAAGATAAGATGCCTAACTGGATTGAAGGAACATTAAAACTGAGAGGGAAAACCGAAGGCCTGAAAAAGTTTTTTACCGAATATTTAGATCCTTCGCAGATTCTCGGTGAAGTTAGAACGATTGATGAATTTATTGAATTGGATTTTGATGATGAAATGCAAGAGTATGCGGTTTCGATCAAAGATGAACCGCATATCAGAAACTCACGTAGAGCATTTTTAGGAGAAGATAGATATGTCAGTTGGTTAGGAGAATGGGACACAATCGCACTCAAAATTAAACAAGCATGGAACTTTGATGTAGAACCTTTTGTTGCGATATCAAAAGAATGTGGACTAGACGTTAGACTGTTCGGATTCGAGTGTGGAATGCAATTCTGCCAATCAATTGAGATAATCGGCGGCGAGGTCATTTGTGATAAGACGATAAAATATGATGACTGGATTTGGGATTGTCCTATGCCACTTTTAGGAGGCTAAAGAATGACCGAAATTAAGCCATGCCCGTTCCGTGTACATGGAGAGAAAAAAGCCTCGTTAACCGTGGCTGGCGAATATTACTACAACGAATATTTCATGCCATGTCTGAGAAAGGGATGCCCTTGCTATCTTGATGTCGGTTATGAAATCAGATGCTCAAGAGATAACACATATTTTGTTTTGGCAGAAAGGAAAGAAGAAGAATGGGTGATTTCAGAAACTTGGCAACCATAGTGATGTGCCATGCGGTAGGCGATTATGTATTGCAGACAGATTTTTTAGCAAAGACAAAGGGAGACAATTTCTATCACTTGTTGATTCACTGCATCCTGTACTGCGTTCCGTTCGCAGTCGTTTATGGGATTGACTATAAAATTGTAATTCTGTTTGTTATGCACGTCTTAGCAGATTGGGAAAAGTGCAAAGGAATTACAGGTTATGCCGAAGATCAAATATTGCATTATGCAATTGCGATATCGCTTTATTGAGGTGAGATGGATGTACGAACCATTAGATTATTTATTAGTCAATATTATAATCACGGCATTTGCCTTAGTGTTGTGTACCGGATGCCTTTTTATGGTGTTGGCTATAATTGACGGAATATTCAAAATCATTGGAGAAATGATTGATTGGTTTAAAGAGAGGTTTGACAGATGAAAATTAGAAACTATGAAAACGAAGCACTTAAATTAGTTAGAAAATATGCGATGCAGCATTTAGACAAAAGTGATGGTCCAGTAGAATTTGATGTATTTACGGTTTGGAAATGTAAGATTCTGCAAAATTGGAAATTCCTTATTTCCACCACATTGTTTGATGGCATGTACTACGAGCTGACGTATAACGGCAATAAAAAAGAGTGGTACCTAGATGCTTATAAGAAATTTGAAAATGTTTGTTATGGAGATTCAGAATGAACGCAGAAGAAGGAATCAGAGCACTGTGGTGCATGTTCTGTAAACATGATCCAGAGAGTTGTGGACACTACGGCAGAATTGAAGACAAATTTAATGGCTTCTGTATTTACGCAGAAGAAAAGGAGACCGAGGAAGATGAAGCATAAAGCATTTGTTATTTTTTGTTCAATTTTATTAATGATTTTGTTCGGCTGTACGGAAGCTGAAAAGGTAAGCTATAACGTAGCTAAAGAAGCTGATAACTTCAACGTGTATCGTAGAGTCGTGATCATTAATACACGAACAGATAAGCCCGAATTTGAAATCATCGGAAAGATGAGTGTATCTATTGAGGAAGATAGAATAGACTGTATCGTTGAAGAAGACGGAAAGTATTATAAGCATATTATCAATCTAACAGATAACAACATGTATGTAGTTGAGGATTTAGGCGGTTCTAATGTTAACAAGTATAAGTACGAGGTCAACTACATTCCGGAATCAATAATTCCGATTACATTTACTGAAAGCAAATAGCAGGAAGAAGAATGAGTGTACATGTCAGAAAGTGCCCATATGGGAATCGAGGAAAACCGACAACAGAATTTGAGATTAATGGAAAACCTCAAATCTATTGTATGGGATGGGTTGACAGTATGAATGATGAAGCGTTGCCGTTTTGTGAATTGTGTAAAGATTGGTATCAAGGTAAACAATTGGAAGAGGATTTTAAAAAAAATAGAAAGGAAAGAATCATGACATTAGGAGAATTGATTGAGGAACTGTTCAGACAGTATAACAAAGCTTGTGCTTTAGGAGTTGCAGACCCTTTAGACTGCGCACTGGCAGAGGCATGGGGTTCACTGCGAAAAACAGAAGCAAAGGATGAATCTGAATTAAAAGAATATGTCTTCTGGAATTATTGCAATGATTTAAACGAAATTAATGAAGCGATTAGAACCGATGACCCGAAGTGGTTAGAGCTATACAGTGCGGATCAGATTATCAGCATCACATATGACACGAATCGTGGAAGCTATGTTGTATTTTGGACATCCTAATGAGGTAAAAAAAATGATCACTTATCTTGAACTGTTGCAAATGATCAAAGACGGAAAGCAACCGAAAAAAGTTAAATTTGGAAAATCTATTTATGAATGGGATAAAATCTATGCTTGTGATAGCAATAGCTATATAAACGATGAGGCTCAATTCTTATCTGACAATATAATTGATGATTATTTTGATTTAGAGCTAACAGAAGTAGAATCTATTGAGGTGATTGAACAATGACGCTAGGCGAAGCAATTGAAGAACTAATCAGGCAATATGATAAGGCGTGCGGAATGATAAACGTAAGCCATCCAGTGACGGTAGCATTACGGGAAACTTTCTTTGTCGCACTTGATGAGGATGAAGCAGAAGAGGCGAAGAAAGACGCTAACGTGCATGAATCGGAGAAAGGCGCATGTTAAGCGATAAAGACGGTGATCGTATCGCTATGGAAATACTCAAGACCGTAGACGGTCGTGTGTACTACTACATGCAGTACCTGTCAATCCAGTGGATGAACGAGCCTCTGGATGCAGTCGGTAACACGATCGGTGAGGCATTGACAAAGCTATTCAAAAGAAAGTACGAGTTGAGACGATGGAAGAGTTAACACTATTCAATTATCAGAATGAATGCGAGCCATGTTGGCGATGGTTCAAGGAATCCATGTGTTGGAATTGCGAGAAATTCAAACCCGGGAAGACTTGTCATTGTGGAACGTGTCAGGAATGTGAAACGGCAATGGACTCGGATGACTGGTATCATCAGTTCTTCGCAGGGTGCGAATACAACAATCGTAAAGGCAAGAAATATCTAGAATGGGAAAGGATGAACAAATGAAAGCAATAATAATTTACAGTATCGTATGGTTAGCAGGTGTATGGTTCGGGTACCTGATCGGATCAGCACCAACTAGAAATGATTGGGATTAATGTATGTACGATATTGATAGCCAATATGGTCAACAATTTAAAGGCAATCTACTGGCAGGGATATTGAATCAATTGACCGAAGAGGCGAGGAAAGAAGCTTTAAAGAATCCAATAGTAGAATCCTATGTGGTCGGAGAGATTGCCAGTAACATGCATAGAAAGCCTTATCCAGTATTCAATGCTTTGAAATGTAAACTCAAAAAGGAATACAATGAAGCAAAACTCGACATACTATCGTGGAGGTCATACCAATACCGGACAACCTTTGAAGAAATGCTGAGAGTTGCAATGAGGCACGGAATGGAGGCAACTGATGACATCAAGTGATTTGCTAGATGAAAACAAGGTATGTATACCAGTCGAGGAATACCAGGAGTTGATTCAATCGAGGAAAGAAGTCGAGAGGCTGACAAGAGAGAACTACGGGCTCAAGACTACGATCAGGAACTTACAGGAGAGAATTGAGAAAGAGTATGGATATCATACTTTTGCAAATTAAGGAGGATAGTATATGACGGAAGCTAATGCGAGATTTATAATGTCGGAGATTCACAGGATTGCAAACTATGAGAAGTTAATAATCGAATACACGGACGAGCTGAGACGTATCCGGTTAAAGCTTTCCGACTTGGCCAGTCTTCCGTCATCCAGCAACTACGATGGAGTTAAGGCAGAGAATGCTCATGTTGAAGTATCTACAAAAATCAACATATTACTCTCAGATGAGCAGGAAGTCCTTGAATGCAGAGAGAAGGTACAGGCAAGGCTTGAACTGGCAGAAAGCTATAAGCGTCAAGTCATTGCACAAACTAATCAGGACAAGTTCATGATTGACTTCATTAACAAGATGCCATACCGAAAGATGAGCCATGTTCATGGGTACGAGAACCCGTACGAGCACATGATCAGCGTAATGCGAGGATTGGAGATTAAGATTTAACACATCTAGTTAACTAGGTGCAATTAACTGATAAGATGATATTGAGCTTCATAGGGTAGAAGCGAATGGGTAATTCGGAGAGCTTACTCCTTAATTGCATAAGAGCTCTCCATTATCGACCCATTAAATCAAAGATTGTTTTTTTCATAATAATCAAATCCTTTCTATCTACGGACTGTCAGTAATGGCAGTCCAATTTTATTTAGGAGGTGGCTACATGCCGAACCATAGACCAGATCATGAAGGAGCGCATCAGACTCAATTCCGACTGAACAAGAAGCGAATCTATGCTACACAGGATGTGTGTGGAATATGTGGACGCCCTGTAGATAAGTCCCTCCCCTTTCCTCATCCTTTGAGTAAGTGTATTGATCATATAGTCCCGATATCCCGAGGCGGACATCCTTCAGCCCTGGACAACCTCCAGCTAGCGCATCTCACATGCAACAGAGCAAAGTCGGATAAGTTGATGGTAAGTCAATCGAATGATGATGCACTCCCTGAGGTGGTAGGCAACAGAAATTTACCGCACACCATCGACTGGACGGGGTACAGGGCACGACGAAAATGAGATAAATTCTGCAAAAAATAGTATATACGCACATTTTAATGTGCTTTTTTTATTGACCAAAAATTAGGGGGGCATACCGACCCCGAACGTGGCGAGCCGACGAGTTCCCGCGTACTAGGTATTTTTTTCGATGAAGGAAAGGAGACCACTGCCATGAACAATAAAAGAGTGGACTATCTAAGGGGCCTGTTAGCTACAAAAAGGAACAGAGTCAACCTTAGGTACAAGTATTACGAAATGAAACAGCAGGTAATCTATCTAAAGGGTGCAATACCTGCAGAAATGACATGGATGAAATCGACAATGTCATGGTGTGCGACTGCAGTCGATACACTAGCAGACAGATTGAAAGTCCGAGGATTTGAGAATGATGTTTTGGGAATGTCAGAAATATTCGAAATGAATAACGCTGATGTTCTATACGATTCGGCAATTCACGGAGCTTTGGTATCATCGTGTGATTTCATTTACATTTCGAATGATGAAGACGGATATCCAAAGCTTCAGGTAATACCTGGCTTCAATGCCACAGGTGTAATCGATACGATCACATCTCTGTTGAAGGAAGGCTATGCCGTACTGGACTGTGATGAATTCGGAACTCCGATATTGGAGGCTTATTTCTTGCCAGGTGAAACTTGGTACATTGAGAAAGGTAACCCTGACAGATGTGTGAAGAATGCTGCTCCTTATCCTTTGCTTGTTCCTGTAATCTATCGACCTGATGCAAAGAGACCTTTCGGCCACTCTAAGATATCAAGGGCATGTATGGACTATACACAGAGCGCTATGCGAACACTTCTACGGTCTGAGGTTGCTGCAGAATTCTACAGTTTTCCGCAGAAGTACGTATTAGGTACTGATCCAGATCAAGACCGACTGGAAAAGTGGAGAGCGACGATTTCAAGCATGCTCGAAATAACAAAAGACGGAGACGGAGACAAGCCAGTTGTAGGTCAATTCAATCAACAGAGCATGGCTCCATACAACGAACAACTCCGAATGATTGCAGGGCAATTTGCTGCAGCTACAGGCTTAACGTTAGATGATTTAGGATTCTCTACAGACAACCCTGCAAGTGCTGAGGCTATTAAAGCAAGCCACGAACATCTGAGACTGGATGCAAGGAAAGCACAGGCAGGATTTAGCGTTGCTTTCAAAAACGCTGGATATTTGGCAAGCTGTCTGCGTGCTAACAAAGGATATCCGAGAAGTATTCTCAGAAATACTAAGGTTCGATGGTATCCGATTTTTGAACCAGACGCATCAATGCTCTCACTCATCGGTGACGGTGTGATCAAGTTGAATCAAGGTCTGCCTAACTATATTAAGGCAAGAGACTTGAACGACATGACCGGTCTTGAAGGCGAAGAAGAAGAAACGGCATTCATGCAGGATCTACAGGCATTAGCTGACGAAGAAGAGGAAGTTCCTAATGAGTGATATCTCTCCGGATATTCTTGAAAACATCCGAAAGGAATTTATCCGACTTTTTAACGACAATCCGCAGATTGCTTCTCTTTACGCAAAAATTCAGAGTGGAAAGGCTACCTATATCGATGCTGATGCATTCGCCAGAGTATTAGGCGACCTGTTGTCTATTGCACTAAGCCACAACATAACAGAGGATATATTGCCGGATGGCAAGCTGTACTGGAATATCGCCAAAAGCGTTATAGAACCTTTTCTATCCGACGGATACAGGATCATGGTTGATTTCAATTCTGCCGTTCAAGAAATTCTGAATGTATCCTCGGACGTTAAACTTCAGGTCATCGTTCCAAAGATTAACGCTGACAAGGTTGACGGGATCATAACAAAGCTATCGAATGCCGACAACTTCCGAGAGGTCCAGTGGCTTTTAGCTGACCCGTCGTATATGCAGAATTTCTGCAATTCCATTGTGGATGATTTCGTTCGAGAAAATGCAGATTTCCAATATCAATCAGGGTACAATCCTGTCATTATCCGAGTCATGCATGGCAAAGGGTGCGATTGGTGCAGGAATTTGGCTGGAACCTACGACTATAGAAAAGGCGTAGACAGGACGATCTTCAAACGTCATCGAGGATGCGCATGCACTGTCGAATACAAGTGCGGCAAGTTCAGCCAGAACGTTTACAACAAGCGATTGATGGATTCGTCCGGTAAAGAGTTAACAAGGAAACAACTGGAAGCGATGGATGTATCCACGCTAACCACGAAAGAAGCAAGAGCACGGCAGTTAGCCATCACTGCGATGGAGAACCAGGAGAACCGTGCACAACGTGAGAGATTAATTCAGACTCTCATGCAAAATGAGAACGTCGACCATCGAACGGCGGCGATTCGATTTACAAGACGATTAAACGGAAATTCATAAGGAGGTAGGAGTGTATGCCACGTGAAGGCAGACAAACTCCCACTTCCGCATTTATTATCCCTTACGAACATACCAAAGGAGAGGAAGCTGTCAAGATCTACAACAAATGCGGCCGAAAGGCACGACCTTGGCAGGAGCTTCTCCTTTACGACATTATGGCCGTCGATAAAGATGGGCTCTGGATTCATTCGAAATTTGGTTACTCACTACCACGCCGAAACGGGAAAACTGAGGATGTTATGATGCGTTTGATCTACGCATTGATGCATGATGAAAAAGCGCTTTACACGGCACACAAGACTACAACCTCTCACTCGACTTGGGAGAAAGTTACTCAGCTTCTTTCCAAGTCGGGATGGGTGGAAGGCGAAGATTACAAAACAACGAAACAGTTTGGGCTTGAAACTGTAACAGCCATCAAAGGCGACGGAGTCCTAAACTTTAGAACACGAACATCAAAAGGTGGACTCGGTGAAGGCTATGACTTATTGATCATCGATGAAGCACAAGAGTATACGGTTGACCAGGAATCAGCGTTACAGTATACGGTTACGGATTCGCAGAATCCCCAGACAATTCTGTTAGGTACTCCGCCGACTGCAGTATCATCCGGAACTGTATTCGAAAGCCTTCGATATTCGACTCTTCGAGGTGCCGAAAAGTTTACTGGATGGGCTGAATGGGGCAAAGAACACAAGATGGATGTCGGCCCCGATTGCGATATGGATGCCCTGGTAGATGCATGGTATGAGACAAATCCGTCACTCGGCCACGGACTATCCGAAAGAGCATTATGGCAGGAGTCCAGGGCGAACGAAATTGACTATAACATTCAGCGCTTAGGTGTATGGTTCCGATACAATCAGAAATCCGAAATCTCAAGAGAAGAATGGGAATCCTTAAAGGTTGACGAAGTTCCGCAGTTTGTCGGTAAACTACACGTCGGAGATCGGAAGAGCA